TTTTTTTTTTTGTAGAACGCGAAAACAATCCGATGCCGGTGTAAGTGGCTCGAGTTTCTTTAGTTAAACTGTTCTAACCATCGCTGGTGTCGTTCAGAATAATCATTCGCATAATGTTGCGTCATTTGGGGGTGCAAACGTCCTCGTCGGCGTTCTTCCTCCAGAGCATCATTTAGTGCTTGTAAACCCTTTTCGTAAGGTTCACGTCCATGGTGAAATAATTCTTGCAAGTAATTTTCTTCGATTAGACTCTTCATCATCTCCACTCGGGGATGTCCTTTGCGCTGCCAATTTATAATACCTGCAATTGTTTCTAATTCAATCGGGGCGCGTACTTTGGTAGAGTCTCCTGGTTCTGGAACCCATTTCCTTTTCAGAAAGGTTACCTCATTAGTCATTGTTCGGAATTCATATTCCTCTCCATTCTTAGTTTCTGGCGTAATAATAATATCATACCGGGCTAACCAGTCTCGCATAGTTTTAAAGTTTACTATCAATTCGAGATCTGGGTGGATTGCGACAACAAAATCGTCTCCATAAACTAGAAATTCTAATTTAGAGAGTAATTCATTTACTGTATAATTAAATCCTGCCTCATCAGTAAGAGCTTTTATGCACATCAACAAATATTGAAGATTCACACATGAGTTCAACGGTGCTGTTACTGGAACGCCTGATGGCATACCTTGTTTCTTCCGATATAACACATTCCTACAAACAACATAAGTGTGAATGAAAAGATAAATCAATGCATATCGCACTCGGCGTCCAATCGTATCCTTGGTTCCATTCTTTTTGTCATATATATCTGATATGGCTTCAGCAGCATTAAGCATGCATTCACCATCAGCCTGGCTATCAAACGATTTGAAGTCTGCAGCAATACATCTGCCTCCCCATCTATTCATGCGTCTATACACTTCGGTCCATTGTGGTCCATAAGCATCAACACCAATAGCGAGAGGAATTTGCGTGCAGAAAGCTACGGTAGCTGCCAGGAATGCTCCGAAATACCTCCTTGTTAAAATCGTGATACTCATCGCCAATGTCATAAAAAGTCTAACTTTCGCTATCTTAACTTTCTCTATTGGTAAAGTTTCATCCTTCATACTAGAAGAGGCTGCCGTAAAGAACTCCCGTCCTTCCTTCATATCTGTCTCAATTCGTTCGAGATCTTCCAATAGGTACTTTCCACGGTTACGGACTCCACCAACTCCTGTCGGTTTATGTTCCTCATCCCTGACTTCCCACTTTTGGTCGCTCTCAGGTTTCAAATTTCCTTCCTCGTCTTTAAACTCAGTTCTTCGAACAAAAGCATGTTTTCCTTTATGCCCATCCGATAATTTCTGATATTCAGTTCCGGGTGATGTATGCATATCCATTTGTTTTAGATGTCCTCCGTCTCCATTAAGGGCGGTATCTAGGTTCAAAACTTCCCAATTATGGTAGGTGATAGGCATAAGAAGCGTCTTTAAGCCTTCCTTAGCAAACTCTAAAAGATTTTTGCTAAAGGGGTGTGTCATCTTATTATATTTACCTTCCGCCAATTCTTGGGGTTCTATTCCTTGGGATCTAATCTCTGGGTCAATATTTTGATTATAAATACTCAGAGGTGATGGTACATGCAAATTCTCCATAACTTTATCATGTAAAATCGTTGGTTCAAAATTAGTTTTATAGTTAGGTTTCACTTCCAATCTCTTGCTCACTAAAGC